AACAGCCTTCTTCGCCTTTTTCTTCGTCTTTTTCTTAGTCTTGGCCTTTGCAACAGGCTTATCATCCTCTTTGACTTTCGTCTTGCCCTTGGCCTTCTTCTCAGCCTTTCGTTCCGATTCCCGCTGGGCAGCATCCTCGACAGCTTTGCCTCGCTTCTTATCAGCAACAGCATCCTCGACATCGACAACAGCAACTTTCCTGCCATCCTTCAATGCCTTCAGAACCACGTTGATTCTTTTCTGAGTCTTGTCATCCAGCTTGGCACCTTCCACGAGGTTAGGCAGGTTCTCAATTTTCTTTTGCAATCTGGCTGCATCCCAATTACAGGCTGTCTTGAAACCCAGAGCCTCAAAAATCTTTATAGCTCTGGTCTTGGTGATACTTCCTGAGAACTTTTCTTTGCTTTTGGATTTTTTTGAACTCATCTTAATTTCCTTTCTTAATGCGTTTCATTAATTTTCGATATATTTTTTCAACTTCTTCTTTTGAGCCACTCCAACGGGTGCCCATTGTAGTAGCGAGAATTCTTTTCAAACTCCTGCCGTCCGAAACCATATCTTCAACAAAATCTTCTACAGTTCTATTCATTTTATTTTTTCACCGCCATTCTATGATGTCTGCCTTTGGAATGATTCTCCCCTCTGATACGAAAACCACATGCAGTGCAACGTTCTCTTGTCCTTTGTATAAGCTGTATAGTTTTCTTTTTAGATTGATGAGGTATATTTTCTTCTGGAAGGAACTCAATAAATCTATTCATTTTAATCTCCTTTCAATCAATTATTGCGTTGCTCTATATATATTATCGTACATAGGTCTGTTTTTGCTTCATCTTTTTTCCAATTTTGTTAAATTTTTATTAGAAACATGATTTAATCGCCGGATTCGCTATGGCCAAGCACCCGGCCACATGCACGCAGCTACTCGGATGAAACTCATCATCCCGTAATGAAATCCAGTTCAAACGCATTATACCCCGCTTCTTCTCACCATCTGTCTGGTTGATACCTATCATCCCTGTTACGGAATCTATTTTACGCCTGTCGTCTGAAAAGTTCTTCATCTTTAATGTTCCTCTATCATAAGAATCCGCATCGCTCTGGGTAGCAGTAACCAGCAGACAATGCCTTCTCTGAGATAAAGCTCGCAGCCTTTTCCAAGTTTCATTAATAGCATCCCGTCCTTCCATACCTGAATAGACCATCTTCAGAATATCGGCATAATCAATTATTACAATATCCGGTATCCACCCGCTTGCTCTCTCCCAATCCTGCAAAATGCTTTCAAGGCTATCAACACTTAATGTCGAATTGAAATGACAGGACAATTTGAAGTACGGTTCTTTACTTCTAATTTTTTTACGCATTATTTTGTTACAACATTTTATAGCCTTCCTCCAGCTTAAATTCTTTTCAAATGTTTTACAATCCGCCAGCCTCCTCACTTTCCTTTTGGCTTTGTCATACCATATCCGATTTGGAATATATACATCCCCGGCATAACGGGGCTGTTTAGCAGAGCGTATCATCAAACGCCTCATTGTCTGATTCCTGCCCATATCTCCGACTTCAAACATAGCTACCCTCTTCCGCTGTAACATTCCCTGATATGCCATTGTCATTAGCCAGAATGATTTGCCTACCCCCTTCTTACCCATAAACGCAATAAACCCCTCACGTTCGAGAGCACCTTTGAAAAATTCACCGAGTGCATCCGGAAATTCAATCAATGCTTCTTTCTTGTTCGAACCAAATGCTTCCCGGATTGCCTCTTCATCCTGCAATATATTAATGCCTTCACCGACACCCATCTCTATTTTATTATAGCTAACTAAATGACTGTGGGCTTTTTCTATTTGGCCTTCTGTTATATCAGATTCGACGGATTCAAGTAATTTTTCAATTTGAACCTGGTTAAAATAATGAGCGGAAATATCAATAATATAATCGCTGTTACTCTCCTCTTTCAAAACTTCGTATTCTTCGCTGAGTGAATTCAGGAATTTCTCTACTAAACTCACGGCAGATTTATCTTTAGTTTTTGAGGACCAGCTTTCAAATAAACTTTCAATATGTTTCATTGGTGCTTTAGTATATTTTTTATAATAATCCAAACACCACTTGGCTGTTATATTGGCCCATTTAGATTTGAACATTTGAGGTTTATATTTTGATGATATTCTACCCAACACAACAGGATCAACTATCATCCCAATTAATATACGTCTTTCCTGATCGTTGTTCTTCTTGTCTATTCTCATTTCAAATTAAGTAATTTTTTAATTTTGACGTTATTAACTATTATAATCAATTGAATCTTCTACACATTTTTGGCCTTCTTTATTTATAAATTCAACAGACTCTATTAGGTAATCATCTAAGGGGTCCTCGTCATCTAATCGAGGACCCCTATATACCGTAGGTATATCTTTAGATTTTTCGCTATCCCCCTTTAGATTTTTCGCTATTACTTGCATAACTTTTTTTATGTAGTTTTTATCAGTATCTTTTAAGAAAATTACACGGACATATTCTCGCTTTCTTTCACACTTTATGAAGTGCATTTTAAGCAGGGATTTTACCCATAGACTGATAGTTTCTTTTCTTTTGCCAAATAACTTTCCAAAGTATTTGTTTTCCTTGTCACAGTAACCATCCCTCTTACATATAAAAGCAATCTCAATATAAAGCAATTTAGCCCCTGATGATATCTTCTTGCAGTACAGAACATCATCAGGAATAGTAACGTTGTGTTGTTTTATATTATCATCCATTTTATTCTTCTTTCAAAAACAGAAACCGCTAAACGCTTTTTGCTCCGTCATATCACGTTTAGCGGTCTCCCAACATCCTTGTTTTACATATGAGTTAGCCATCCTTGCAACTCCCTGCTCTATAGATATTATCGTACATAGGGCTTGTTTTTGAAAAATATTTTTTTTATTTATTTTGCAGGTATTATACAATAAAATACCGACCTTTTTTATTTATACATTGTGGACTTGATTTATCACGATAGTAAAGGGTTAATTGTTCGCTTATTTCTACTGCATTATGAAGCCGTGTTAAAAATGTCTTAATTTTTAATAATGGTTGTGTCGTTTGACCATTTCTGAAGAAAAACCATTCCCCTCTTATACATTTTTCTTTGTACCTTAGATGCATCTCATTTTCAGCATCTATTGCAGAATTTCTATTCTTAAATCTCACCCAGAAAAACAAACTTAATTCAAAAGGACATCCAGTGCGTATTCCTGCTAATCTTATATTAAGATCATTACAACGTCCTATTTTATAAAAAAATCCACGTTGTTTTTGATGGTATGATTTTACATGTTCTAAACAGGGTTGATTACAAAGTATTATATAAACATATTGTAGTTTTTCCATTTTACAATCTTTCAAGGTTAGAATACCTTAATATCGCCCTGTTTAAGGCGTCTGACGCTTGCTGTGCTGCGTTTTCTTATATAAGCCTATAGATTATACACATTTTCAATTTAATCGCTTAGAATCGCTGTTCGGCGTTATTGTATTATATAGATGCTACCTGATTTTTATACCCCTGTCTTTTTCAATTTTATCACGTATTTTATTCTGCACGAACATTTCTGGCTTCCCACTCTTAATCGCATCCAACTCCCATCCTAACGCATAACGAGCGAGATCTATGCACCATGCTGTATTTGGCATATCGGGAAGCGACTCCAAAAATGCTTCGTTTAACTTTGTCCCTAATGGATAGTATTTGTTCTTACTTGCTTTGCTCATTCTAAAATCTCCTTTCTTAATCGTTTGATGTTCTCGGCACTCTCCTCAGCAGCATCTTTCCTGTCAAGAATAACATTGTAGGTATCGCCGGGAAATACAGACAAATCATTTACTAAACGCTTTGCTCGTTTCTGTGCCTCTGGTTCATTATCAAAACAAATCGCTCGAATCGGGTACTTAGCCATTCTTAAAAGCTGCTCAGGAGAATAGCCGGAACCAAATGTAGCTACTGCTCCCGGCCCGATTCTCCATACATCAAATACTCCTTCAGTTACAATTATCGCATGCCGTGCAAAGTCCTCACCATACAATAATTCTTTATGGGGCATTGCTTCCTCATTCTCTCCCGCTGATATATATCTTGTTATTCTTGAATCGTTCGAAATAGAGCGTGTTGTCCAGCTTACTACTTCACCGTGATAATGAATCGGAATAAATATACGCCACCGTAATTTAGGAGCAATTCCTATACCGAATATCTTCCAGAGATGTTCTACCTTCCGCCAGTTAAATCCTCTGTTATGTAGATATTTTTTGTGAGCGGATAATAAAGGTTTTATCCCCGAAGGAAGGGAAAGAATCCCGAGCGGTTTTTGCTTCTCAAAATGTTCGGTTTCTAAATTATCGAGAAGCTGTTTTACTTTCTGATAGGATAAGCCTGTAATTGTTATTGTAGTTTCAATAAGACTATGGCAGCCACACCTCCAACAATTCACATAGTTATTTTCTATCGAGTAGCCCATGTGCCACCGACTGGAATCTTTCCCACAGTAAGGACAATCAATATTTATCCAGCCGGTGCGGCAATGATGGTGTCCTTCCGGTGCTATCGGGACATTGTATTCGGATAGAATGTCTTTGAATTTCATTTTACATCCTTTCTAATGATAAATCGAACACACAATACCTTTATACATCGCATAGCACATACCAAAACCAATGCTAAGCCAGAAACAATACCAGCAGAACTTACCCCAGCAATCAATTAAAGCCAGAGAACGTCTGCGTTGATCCTCATAGTAGGGATGTAATTCATAGTCTACATCAGATAGAAATTTGTTTTTCTTGGCTTCAGAAACTGACGGGTCAAAATGCCAACATACTTTTGTCTTTTCCATTTTATTTTCCTTTCTTTATCTGAGAGCCAGAAGCAATAGTCGTATACTTGCTTCTAAAATATTTAGTTATTTCTCTATACTCATAATAACCACACTCGTCACAACAACTTCCAATTGGAGGATATTTACAAGTCTTTATATTGCTACCAAACATAAAGAGAATCCATCGTCTACTATTCCAGCAAAAACCTGACATTTTCCTATCCCTTCAATAATGCTTTCTGTAATTCATCGAAAATATCCAGCCGGTTAATTTTCTTCTTACCGTCCAGTGTGGCTGACAACACTGTTTGTTTCTTTTGAATCAATTCACATAAATCCTCCTCGATAGTTCCTTTGGCAATTAAATAATAAATCATCGCAGCTTTCTTCTGGCCTATCCTGTGTATTCTATCCTCAGCTTGAACGTGATCTCCCGGAGTCCAATCCATCTCGACAAACGCCAGCGTATTAGCCACTGTTAAAGTTATGCCTACACCCGCTGCTTTGATGTTTCCAATAAATAAACGGATAGATTTATTGCCTTGAAATGTTCGTACTGCAATTTTTCTTTTCTTTCCCGTAATACTGCCATCCACGACAACTGATATACGTTTGTATTTGTCATGAATTTGCTTAATTATATTTTTATGCACGCAGTATAAAACCAACTTGCCATCACTGCTTTCAAAGAAGTCATCAATCCATTGCAATACAGCTTTCATTTTTAATTCTGCCGATAGCCTTTTCAAGTATCCCATTTGAACAAGACGTTCAGCCCTCTGAGCCCGTTCTGCTTTGATAGTGGATTTCTTGGTAATCCAGGTAACGAAGTTATTCAGAGCTTCCTGATATTCTGACCTATCCTTTATATCCATAGGGATAATTTGCCTTGTCTTGTCCGGCAATTCGCTCAGGACATCTCGTTTCAATCGGCGTATCATCATTAATGAATTCAATTTTCGATGCAGTTCACTTAAATTATTTGCCCCTTTATATTCCCATCCCCACGGCTTCCTCACGGGATTGCAATATCGCCAGCGATAAGTCCAGACTGAATTAAATATATCCGGTCGTACCAAATGCAATATCGGCCATAATTCACAAGGACGATTGGTTAAAGGTGTCCCGCTGATTCCTATTACATGAGGAATATTCTTATTTAGATTTTGCACAGCCCTCGTTCGCTTGGCTCGCAGGTTTTTTATATATTGACATTCATCAAGAATCAAAACCTGTGGATTTAATGCCTGTATATATTTCAGCCAATATTGTAAAATTTCATAGTTGATGATAATTAAATCATGCTGTCCGATAAATCCTTCCTTGGGTGGTCTTTGCCCATTCAATACTTCGCTCCTCATGCCAAGATGCAAGCTTGCTTCTGCTTCCCAGACCCACTTCAAAGAGGCAGGGCAAACAATTACCGCAGGCCGTTTGCCGGGATTATTATACAACCATTGCAAAGCTTCTAATGTTTTACCCAGCCCCATTTCGTCGGCTACTAAAGCACGTCCCTTGAAATGCTGTATCTTCCTGACTGCCTTCTCTTGATATTTATAAAGTTTAGTCATGTATCCGATTAATCCCCTTTCAATAATATTGCTTCTGATATTTCCTCTAATGTTTTCTTTATACGCCGGATAGTCCATCCCATCTGACGTAGACGATTCTTTATGCGATTCTTTATATAGATTCGTTCCCTCAATGTACTTGTAAATACTTCCTTTGGAGTTTCCGTAAATAGCTGCAAAATAGTTTCGGCATCCTTCCCAATCTCATCCAGTAATTCGATAACCGAAAACGTCTCTGCATATTCGCATTTATACGGATCATGTTTTACAATCCGATTCAGAGATGGGTGGGACTGCCTCCATTCATGTTTAGTGAATTCTTTCAACCCATGCTTGATATTAAACACAAGCCAATATGTAAACTTTGAAAAATCTTCATTATATGAATGGTAGGTCAAAACGAATATCTTATTTGATTCGGCTATTAATTCCTCTATATCTCCACCATGACTTCTTTGGAAACTCCAAGCAGAATCAAAAATCAAGTCTTTCACATCCTCGTAGGTCTCCGTCATAGCCTCTCTTTCCAAAGTTGCTGCTATCATTTTGAACCTCCCTTTCAAATCTTGTTTAGTATATCAAACAGCTTTTCCAAATTACTGGCCTTGATGTCCTTGCCTTTTAGAAAGTAATACACTGTGCCATAATTCAAATCAGCATGACGGGCCAGCTTTGCAATACTGATTTTCTTTTGCTTCATCAACTTCTTTATCTTACCTCGGAAATCCATTTTAACCTTTCTTTTATTTGCCAACAGGGTCTGAACAAAATTGATTGAAATTATAACCAGAGGCATCATCGTACATAGGGACATCAAGTAATCCCGCCAAGATTCTTTCACTTTCCTTGTGATCCTCAATATTTTGACAACAACTACAACCCTCAGAACGCATGTAATCTGCTACTGCCTGTCGGATTTTTGATTTAAGTTCATCTGTCATTTTCTTTCTCCTTCAATATTTACTTGTCATCATAAAGCCCTGTGCCGGAGTCGAACCGGCGTGCCGTGCAGGGCTGTGGTTTATAATCCCATATCAAGCCTTGCAGCTCTTGCCGATGTTCCGCAAAGTTCACGGAGGGCAGCATTTTGCTCTCGTCTGTTTTTATTCCTGAGACATTTTGGACAGAACCACCAGCCTCCTCCATCTCCTGTTACATGCCATTTACGCTCAGTTGTTTTATGCGTTGTGCACTTTGCCATTTTCTTTCTCCTTCAATATTTACTTGTCATCATAAAGCCCTGTGCCGGAGTCGAACCGGCGTGCCGTGCAGGGCTGTGTTAACTTAAAAGTTTGAGTTCAGGCTTCCAGTAGTAATCTGAAGTGCCTTCCTTTTAGGATTGCATTTTTTGCAAGTTACATTTTCACCATCATTAAGAATATACAAATTTGATTGCCATTTTTTTGAACCGCAGTAAGAAAAGCAGGTTGCAATTTCATAATAAGCCCGATGATCATTGCCATCATATATTTTCACTGGACTCGCTGGATGAAATTTTGCGACACAGAAAAAATTATGTGTCTTTGTTCCACTCTTTCCAATCTGGCCGACAAGTCTGATTCTTTTGAAGTTGTGCTTGGCTATTAGTATTCGCTCGAAGTCTCCGCAACTTATCGACTCAAGTTTGTTTTCTTCCTTGATTCGATTCCAAGTTATTTTAGTTTGCTTCGTACTAATCATTTTCTTTCTCCTTCAAAAATATGTTTTATTAACTTATCAATCTATAGTCTATTATATATAGTTTGGTCTATATAGTAAAGTATATAATTGAAAGAATTTTCAAGAGCGATATAAACCTATATTTAACAATACTTTATAAGCGATAATTTTTTTAACATTTTTTATTTTTAATCCAGAAGAAAAATTATGAAGGCGTGTTTGTGATTTTTCAAAGAATTTCACGGGCAGCCAGCCGACGCCTGAATACTACCCGTGAAGGGAGATTCATTTTTTACCAGCATGGATTATTTCTTTTTAAGCTTACGCCAAATCCATGCCACGGGAACTAAGCAGGTGATAACAATATCTGCTAAGAAATTAACTATCTTTTCACCTGTCGTGTAATCTGGTTTTTGTCCGGGTCCGCTCATGATTAGAATGGGATAAATATACCCATCTCATAGTCAAATCGGTTGTCCCTGACTCCGGCTAAATCTCCGAAGGTGTCATTATACTTAATACCGAAACGCAAGGCCGAATTACTATCGGGTGATGTCTTGACGAGGATGCCTGACGAGAGTCCCATGAAGCCAGCATTTTTATCTATAAAATTTGCTGTGAATTGGAATCCAACATAAGGCTTTATTTCTATATCCTCATTCAGAATTATCAATAGTAAATCCGGCAGGTATGGGATTATCGAATTAGGATCGAGTACATCCTTGAAGTGATTGCGTACGCCTAATACCACTACAGAGGGCGGTTCGATGTCCCCCACCTCGTCCCATTGTGGCCACCATTGCGTTCCAATATATGGCTCCAAGCCGCTATCAATTCCGAGGAAGTATCCCAACTCGACAGTCAGCGAATTGCCTTTATCGACATTGGCGATTTGCTCCGTCATAATAGAAACAGTTGGCCCGGCAGCTTGCACCGGAATTGCCATCAGGCAGACCAGTGCGATTGCGATTAACATTCTCTTAATCATTTTCTTACCCTTTCATAATTATTTAATGTCTAATATTCCTTTTACAGCCATTACCAAAATGTCATCCACTTGGTTTTTTGTGGCTTTACATTTCTTTTCCCACACCAGAACAAAATCAACAATCTCCTTTCTTATTTCTGGTGATGCTTTCTTTACTATTGAAGCAACGATACGTATTGCTGTTGGCAGTAACAATTTAGCTATAAAGCTCATACAATCTCCTTTCTATTCTGGTAATTTATTTTCAATTCTGTCAATGCCTTCACGTATATAGGTAACGTCCTTTTTAAGGTCTCGTATATCACCAGCATTTAGAATTACTTGCTCCTCAGTTTTATCGCTCTGTTTTTCAATTTTAATTACTGATGCTGCATTAGCTTGCACATTACTGACTATCGTAGAAGCCTGCCATATCCAAATTACAGTCGCAGTTGTAAGACCGGACCCTAATATTGCCAATAATACTTTCCACCACGTTCCATTTTTCAAAGTTTTAACCATTGTTTATCCTCTCTTTTAATTACCGTCTGAGTTCTATACACATCATTGCAACAGCGACTACATTTGTTACTACTCCTGAATTTACAGTACGACCTTGTAAGCAATAAGTTAAATCACCTTCACCCGGATCGTCATCGACAACATTGAATGAGAAATAAGCACCTGCCGGAGCAGGGGCACTTGCCGGTGTTTCCCAAACTATATTTGCATCCGGGGGAGGGCTGGGAGATATACTTGCCGAGAAACTTGCCGATGGTGAAATCGAAGATGATATTTCTGACGGACTAATACTCGCAGAAATGCTTGCTGAGATACTGGCACTTGGAGAAACTGAACTTGAAATGCTTGCTGAAATACTTGCGGATGGCGAAACTGAACTTGATATACTTGCTGAAATTGAAGCAGATAAAGAAGCTGAAATACCAGTTGATGCCGATAAAGAAGCGGACGGGCTAACCGATGAAGATAAAGAAGCTGAAAAAGAAGCTGAGGGACTGACTGAACTCGAAATA